TGTCATTTTGATTGGCGCACCAGTGGCAGGTAGTAATACATCAGCGGTAAACGTGATCTGTCCTGATTCAGTCTTGGCAAATCTTAATTCCCCGCCGGCATAAAGAGAAGCTCTTTTGATCTCGAACTTTAATTGTTTATCGTTTATCTTCTTGGAAATAAGTTCAAAAGCCCTTTCGCTTATCACTACTGCTGTGGTAGGAGCTGTCCAGGTAGTTGCACCGCTTGCGGCGCCCCCAAAGGCATCTGCCAGTATAGTTGGCCCCATATCCCTTGTAGCGAATTCTACGGTCTTTTTTCCTGCGGTGATTATCTGTATATCAGGATATTCGGTTTCCTCGCAGAATAGATCGGCCACCGAAGGAGCATTAAGCACAATATGCGCGCTATCGGGGACTATGTGCTGCACAGTAACAAGAGTAGTAAGAGACGGTCCTATTTTTATTGATTCCAATCCTATCAATCTTATATCACTCATTTTTATTTCACCTCGTTTATTTTATTTTTCTATGAAACAATTTATTCTCAAGTTTACATAGCTCATTGTTTTTTGATCAGTGTCCTGCAATAATATTTGATTCATAATATCAAAAACATAATAATTATTTGAAGCGTTATATGTTTCTATTACCGCCGCTACCGCATCGATAGTAGCCCTCAATTTTGTTATATTAGGAGTCCCGTTGTCAAAATTTTTACAATAGCAATTAATCATGAAGGTGGCATCGTTTATGATTTCATCTCCGACATAATTAGATAAGGGAATTATCACGATATCCTGCAATTCCGAATTCAAGGGTTTTTTATTTCTGTATACCCTGCCTTCGATTGTGGCCTGAACCGAATCCACATTGATAACAGGAAATAGTATATCGTTTATGTCAAATGTCGTTTTCATAAGCTATATTCCTTTATCTTTGATTTTAAGAGGGCTTTTGCTGCCGGCACGCTACCGGTAATTACATCATAGCCTTTTGCCTCTACAGCCGCAGCGTATTCCATACCTGCAAATCCTATCAAGATAAATCCCTTGTTATTTTTTCTTAATACTTCGTTCGCAATTTTTCTCGCCTGGGCCGTGCCTTCGGCTTTTCCCTCTATATTTTCCTGAATAACATTTCCATCCCGGGCGATGATATATCCGATCGAACTTCTTAAATTCCCAGTTTGATCTTGATATGTCCTTGTACTCCTAGCGTCATTGACAAATTTTTCGCCTGCCATAGCCAGGGTCCAGATAATTCTTTGTTCGATGTTGACTTTAAATCTATCTATTCTTCTATCTACATCCCCCTGTCTAAATCCAGGAATTAAAGGCATATTAACACTTCATTTCTATATGTTTTTGATATTCAAACAATTGTAAAATTATATGTTCCTTGCTGAAAAAGGTTAATTTTGCAGCTTTAGGAACATCTTTCGCTCCGGCAAAAATCGGAGAAGAAACAAACCAGTTATATCCGATCATATTCCCGGATTCCCCTATAATGTATTTAGTTGAATTCGGTTGCGCATTACAAACAATCCCTATCGTTACAATCCCTATCGTTACCAGCGTCCCCTCTGTATATATTCCGGATGTGCTATATGTTCCAGGGGTAAAATAACTCAAAGTTGCCGTATGAGGATATCTCTTTATCACCAGATTGCCTCCCCGCTAACTGTTGGTTCTTCCATACCATATTTTTTCAGGATTCTCTTTGCCATTGCGATTAGTTGAGCTCCACTATATTTTACTGAAAAAGACCCTTCTCTCAGGTCGGGATGTGCAGCTAAAGTAAAATATAAATCGGCTGCACACAAATCTATGTCTTTAGAATTACCTGCCGTATAAGTCCCCTCGGCATCAATACCTCTATCTAAAAGAAGTTTCTCTAATAAATTATCGTTGCTATATTCTGTTTGTGATTGTAGAGCCTCTTTGTTGTTCATTTTAGACTGCCCAGGTAGTAGCTTCTGTGTCAAGATTATAGATATGATCTATAGAGGGACAGCTTGGAAACGCATTTATTTCACCTTTTGTATATTGAGTTACAGGATCGATTTGACTCCAGGAAGAAATCAAAATACCTCCCTTTTTGGCTTGTACTGCTTGTTTAGGTGGGTTGGTTTCTTCTGCAATAGGACCTCGGAGCGTATTTCCGCATTTTATATCATCTACAAAAACTACATGTTTACTTGAACCAGCTGAATTTAACCAAGGGTCAACATTTACAATTTTATGGTCTGCATCCTCGTAAGCTACCCTGGTGTCGATTACTATTATTTGAGGAAGCCCCATAGCTTTTAATGTTTTGTTAAGAATTTCAAGAGATGGAACCATCTCAATTTTTGTAGCCCCCCAGGTTGTATAAGGAACTACAAAATTCTTTACTTCATCTGTGGTTACCATAAATGAAAATTTTGAATCATTCATTAATATATACTGAGGATTCGCTCCACCTGTCTTTGCGGCCTTTACGACTGCCCGGATATCGGTAATAGGTTTACAGGTTGTTTCGTTCCCTGTACTCCAATATCTATTGGCAGCAGACATTTTCTTTTTGTTGGCAGCAGCTAGTTGAAAATCTACTACTTCTTCGGTAACTATTCCACCGACATTATTTACTTTGGAAAGAGATATTTGCCCTAAAGCTAAAACTTGATCCATACAGAAATTCGTATCATTAAAAACAATTCGGAGAAGGTCTCCCATATCAGGGGTAGCCATAGCCTTGAAAGCGTTATAATCATTTATATCGCTTTCTGTCATCTGTCTCTTTACCCGAATAGAAGGAATTGAACCGGTTAATTTGCTTATGCTCTTTCTGGTCTTGAGTGGTGCAGAACTGTTATATGAAACAACATCAGCCATTACACGATTCCCTTCACTCCCGATTAATGTTTCATAAGTCAAATATGGTGTAGTTTTCATAGGAAAAAATCTAACCCAGTATTGATCCTTATATAATCTTTTATTTATCCAAACTTGTAAGTTTTTCTTGTTCATTTCCTTAAACATATTATATTCACTCATTACTATTTCACCTCATTTGATTTATTTGATTTTTTGTTAATTTTTATGCGAATCTTATTCTGGCGGTTAAGTCAGTCTTTTGCTGGCCAGTGACAAAATAAGGTAATTCGGACTCATCTACGGTTCCACGTACAACGGCCCCCGCGAATAAATTATCCAGTAAATTCCCTTTATCATCCCTTACCTTTATAGTATCCCGCAAAACAGAATCTGCTTTATATAGGGCAGTTGCGGTATCAACGGCTGCAGCTTCATATAAAACCGCACCCGAAGCGATTACATTATGTGCTGCCTCAACAGCAATAGCAGTGACTGATACTCTGGCAATTGTTCCAGCAGTTCCCCCCTGCAAAAATATATTTTCGCCAACCTTAAATAAATGATCAGTAGGTTCGATTGCTAAAATAGTAGTATTTGTAACCCCCGCAGCGGTTAATCTTACAGTTTTAATCACATTATATAATCCTATGCTGGCACCAGTCATGGCATTTAACAATGCTCCCTTTTTGATTTCCGTAATAGCGTCTGGGAATCTATCAGTTTTTACAGTTACTCCGCCAGGAATATCTTCTAATATTTTTAAAAATACAGGGTCATATACAACCCCGCTTTCTTTATTTATTTGTAAAGTCATTATATTCACCTCATTATCTAATTATTTTTTTCTTCTTCTATTAATTCTTTACCTTTAAAATCCCCCGAAGTCCCTTCTTCTCCGCTTGCAACTTCACCAACTAATTCTTCTTCTAAATCCCCTGCTGCTTCGCCTTTTGGAGGGATCTCTCCGCCTTTGAGTTTTTTGTCAATTTCGGCTTGTTTAAGTCCGAGAATCTCGTCCTTTAAATTTTTGACATTTTCCTCAATGTCTTCGTCTTTATCAACTGTAATATAAGATAGGAATCCTTCACTTAAATCTGCTTTTTTTAGGGCATCTTTGATTAAAGTCTCCCGCTTTGTCTTAACAGTTGTTCCGCTCAAATCCTTTACTAAAGTAGTCAATTTACTAACTTCTTCGGTCAGATCTGATATTTTCTTTTCGGAATCGCTCATATCTGCCTGCTCCTTTTTTTTCTTTTCTTCTGCTTTTTCCTTTGCGGCCGTTTCTTCTTTTTCTTTTGTTTTAGATCATGAGTAGTGATAGCTTGCGATACTCTCCGGTCTGTTTCGCTTTGCATGTACTTATTAAAACTTTCTTCCAGCCCAGCCTCTTTAACGGCAGCGATAAGCTGTTCCGGGGTAAGATCAATTTTACCTTTTAATTTTTCGATTTCTGCTTCAATTTGACTTTCATCAGTCACCTTGATTTTTTCCGCTAACGCCTCATCAAGCCCAGCCTTTTTCAAAGCAGTTTTGATTTGAGTTATTAAATCCATTTTATTTATTCTCCTTTATAATTTTATTTTTTACTTACTTTCATTGCTTTATTTCTTTTTTCTTCAGATATATCACTCTGTTTTTTTTTCATCTCCCTTTCTACCTCTGGCATCAGTTTTTTGTCTTTCCTGATTTCTACAGCCTTAATTAAGGTATCCACCGCATTAGCAATTTCCCATTTTTTCTGTCTTTCTTTTTCTGTTTCCGGCATTCTTTCATATACTCCTAATTTAATTATTCCTGCATAAAAAAAAGAGCCAACTCAAAAAGACTCGATAATA